TGTCCTGAAAAGCATCTGCTCTTCCTACTTTGTAGTCTCTATCAAAATTTCCACTAGATTTTTCATTCCCCCAATGCTCTTCCATCGCCTCATCAATAATATCTTCCAATTTTGGGAATAATGTTTTTGCCTGCTTTTTAGTCATTATATCGCTATAATGAATACTGCTAGCATCACTAAAATCTGGTAATATCGAGTTAGGGTCTACAAAAATAGACTCAGGATTCATTTTTTTAATTCTTAATGCACCTAAACCATCATCCGCATTCCAATCTGGATAAACGTAGCCATAAGCCACTCCCTTGACGAGAAAATCCCTTACCATCTTTCTAAAATGATGGTCTCCTGAAGAATCATACCATATTCTATCCATTAACTGAGAAAAAATAAAACTTATCTCAGAATCCGTCTTACCTTCAGGCTGAACGCTCCATACTGGCGAAGATGATGCTACGTTTGCTAGCACCTGTTCTACAGCAGGTCTTATTTTGTTATTACATTCAGGTGGCTGTCCAACGCTCTGTAAATACTCTTTTTGCTTTTCAGTTAATTGATTTCCTAAATAAAAATCTTCATCTTCAGCGACTTGTTCTCTCCACTCAGAATTAGCCCTTTCATAACGATACCATTCGTCTCTAATAGAATCTCCAGTCACATCATCAAGACCATAACTAGATTTTATGGGTTTGTACGGATTATTGTTCCCGTAAGGTGATTTTATAGCCAATTATAAATATCCATTAATTTTAAATGTTGTTAATATAGCACTTATGCGGTAATAATTTCACCTGTTTCCCAATCTGTACGCAAAATTTTTGGAATTTTTGTTTCCCACTCCCCTTTTTCTCCTCTTTTTAGGTGATTTGGGTATACATCTTCAGTAGCCCAACGTAACGCATCTAGTGTATCCTTCGTAAATGTTCCGTGCTCTCTAAATGCTAGCAACTCAGATTCCAATTCATAATGTTCGTCTTTTAAAAATATAGCCTTGCTAGCAAATAGTGGTTGCATCTCTTTAATTCTAAAAAATTTAGACTTGATAGCGTCTTTTGGAGTAATTGGTAAAAATCTTCCTGTTTCTTTTCCCAGTCTTTGCAGGTAATCTGTTAGCATAACGTGACCAGTTTTTTCAACTCTTATATCTTTTGGGTGATATTGGTCTGCTAGCCTTATTATTTCAGTAACTCCATCCATAGGAGAAACCTGTCCTCTAAACATATCTAACACATAGATATTATACTTATCATCAACAGCAACAACCATTGCAACTGTATAGTCAGCCTTAATATTCTCCGAAGATGCAGGGTCCACACCCATAAAAATATTAACAGGTATTTGTTCTCCATCAATAATAATAAAATTATAATTATCTTGTCGTTGGTATCTACTCTCCCAATATTGGATATGTTCTTTTTTAAATACTCTAAATGAGTCATCCATAGGTATGTTTTGATATTCCTGATAGAAATAAGCAACATCACCCTCTGATTTTAGCCTATCTCTCTCTGCTTGTAACCATTTATAAGGTCTTCTATCGTCCCAAAGGACTTTAGGGTTGCCTTTTTTATCTAAAATTTCTTTTCCCGATGACACAAATAATCCATTCTCTGTCTTTTGTATGATTGCTTGATAGAATAACGACTTCCAAGCCTTGACCTTGTAGTTTCCGTTTCTATCGTAGGCTTTAGGACCTGCAATACGATTGAGGTAACTTTCTTCATCGACTATTGTTCCTATAAATATCAATTTTGCATCACCAGAACCCGGAATTACCGCCGCATTTAGCCATCTTCTGAATTTATCACGCAAAATCGGGGTTGCTGTGTTAGCCTCGCCCTCTCCATCATCAATTATGGTAAGCGTTGGTCGGTAAGCACCATATTTTAGTCCACGAACCTTCTGTCCAGTACCACGAACAAGCACTTTTGTCTTTACTTTAGGTGTTACACCATCTTCTTCAAACGCTCCTATAAATTCTTTCTCTTCTTTGCCCCAAGTCTCTCCCATTCGGTTCCCGAAAAAAAATTTTATCTTCGGATTATGCTCTATTTCGTTACCAATACTCTCTAAATTGTACTTAGACTGCATTTCAGACTCCGAAATAAGCAAAATAAACCTTTCTTCGCCAAATAATATGCGATGTAAAGGGTAAATCAAGTTAATCAACGTTGATTTTGCGTGGTCTCTAGGTGCTACTATAGCAATTTTCTCGCCAACTGATAATTTCAGCAAGTTTTGCGTAATCTCTTTATGGAAATCAGGACTTTTTGACCTGCAATGATAGTGCATAGCGTTCTCAGGGTCGCCAAATAGCACCTCGGCAAAGAAAAATATGTCAATATACATAGCCTTTAACATCTCCAACTTATCAGATGGGCTTAAAAGGGCTAATTTTCTATCAACTTTCGCCATAATCTCCTGTTATTTTCTCCATATTTTTAAATAATTGATAATATGTGTCTATTTCCTCGACCATATTTATAAAACATTTGGCTACAGGACCCGGAACAACATAGGTATTATCACCTAATACTAGTTCAGCGTCCTTTTTTTCGTCTATTTTTGTATGATTTAACAGATAAGTATTGAAATCAGTCGAGACTTTCCTTACCCGCACCTGTTGTTTCGGCAATTTTCTTCCTATATCCTGCTAATTTCTTCAATTCTCCATCACTAATCATTACAACTTGTTCCGTAGTCTCAGTTTTATCTTTGGCATCGTGACCTAGTAAGGTAGAAAGCCTATTCAATGTATTTAATTTAGTTGCGTGTGGCACATCAGAACCTTCCAAAAGTGCCTTATACCCATTAATAATATATTCATCATCAATGGCGTTCTCTATTAATATTGGTCTTATATTCATTTTGATTGCGATATGGGTTTGAATGTGTTGCTTGTGTAAGATAGACAAGCCACGTTTAAGGCTGTTAGTGGAGTTGTTGTCGCTATATACAGCCTGATAGGCTTGGATGATTGACTCTGCATCCCACATACCATACTCGTTTGAGTTTCCATACTTAATGAGATAATCTGCGAAGATTTTTTGTTTTGCTGTTTGCCTGACATCTACTCGTTGTCCTTTTTTATCTTGTACTTTGCTAGCAAATATACTGTTTTTAGATACAGGATGTCTACCAAAACCAGTAATAAGGTAATCAGTCCCCTTCCTAGCGTGACGAGGTTTTTCAGTAATGCGGTCAAGGACCTCAATAACCTTTTTGTCTGTGGTGAGAATGAACTCCCCCACTTTAGCCTTCCGCCAATCATCCTTCCTGTATGATATACCCAGTTTGTCAGCCTCTCCCATATCATATATATAGAACTCAACACCTTTATTATTTGTCTTCGCTATCATATACAACCTCAAAATCGTCTAATGGAGATTGTTGGTTCTTTCTTATCCACCATAAAAGACTCTTATTGTACTCCCTATCCTTCTTAACTAGTCTAGGTTTTTTATTCTTAGAAACTATCGTCAAAATAATTTGTTGATTTCTTTCTATTCTTGCTAACCTAAAAATTATACTAACAAACATCAAAGTGGTAAATAGTACAAAGAGTTCCCAAGCGACAACCATTGGTTCTTGTTCAAATATTGCTTGCCAATAAAAGTTCATATGCACTCCTTTTTGCTAATTGCGTGAATTTAATGGGTTTAAAGTAAAAATCGCTAGCATTTTCTGTGGAGGGTGTACGCTATATCTACCCACCCCCCTACGCGTTGGAGTCAATACTCTTTTTTTCGTTGAATTGAGACCAAATTGACCGAGGGTCTACCGACGGCTCTTATATATAATGCTAGGTCTGGCTTGCTACCTATTGTTAATATCTGGTAGCCAATGAGAGCATTGGACGAGGTTCTAAGGTCAGTACCTCGAACATTAAACTGACACCAAATCGATAAAATCGAGGAGAGAGTAAAATGACAATACACAAAATAACCGACACCAAGTCAATGAATGAACTTGAAGCACTAAACCTAGCCTATATCGACGGCATAGAGTTGAATGCAATGCTAGACCTTTCTAGCACCAACCTTACCGACGAGGAAGTATATGCTCTATCGACGGAAGAGCGAAGAGGTTACTTCGAGTTTTACTGTCACGAAACAGGCAGTTTTCACAGACTAGACGAGGAAAGAGGGACTATAACCGACGAGATAGTCACGGATGACTACACCGACCCAAGATTCGAGGATATAGCCGAGGATATATGTTCCGCAGATACTTTTTCTCGTCACGAGAGATAGTATTAGCCGTCGGTTAATACACAATAGCCGATAGGGTAGCCATAGGGTTGCCTATGCCGAGAGTATAGGTAGCCCTATGGGGTTGGAAATAGAAATAGAACTAGAACAAGAACTAGAAAAAGACCTATACCGACGAGATAGGCAAGATTTTGAATTAACAAACAACAACCGCCGTCCTTAGTGACGGCAAGGAGAGAGAAAATGGACAAACTAATCGACAAACTAAACAAGGCTTTATCCGACAGTAAAGCAAATCCTCATCGTGATGACTTGAAGATTCTCGTTATGAATCTCAGTTATTCCCTTCTTCGCGAAGGGTATGTTGGACATCTCAGCGGAGATTGTCCTAAACGCGAAGGATACCTCAACCGAAATGGTCGCTTTATCGAGGTAAAAAGGGTCTTGGCAGGGTAACTGCTATACCGAAGAGAATAGTCGAAATACTGCTAGCATAGTCTGGCAGTATTGACGAGAACTGGTCTACTCGTCCTGATGATGACAGACCAACTAACCAAACCCTCTTTAGTGAGGGAAAAGAGAGAGAAAAATGGAAAAAGTAGTAGCAAGACTACGCGAACTGAGAAACCAAATGATGGGAATTGACCAAGAGTCAATCGACAATAATCCGAAGGTTTATGGTCAAAAATTCCTCATAAGCCGACACATTATGACAGTCATTTGGAACCTTAATGCCTTACTCATCGAGTTAAGAGAGGCTATTAACGTCGAGAATAATGAACGCGAAGAGGAAAGAGAGAACGCGAAGAGCCTAATCGACCTTCTCCAGAGGGAGATTGACGAGAAAGATGTAATTATCCTCGAACAATGTCAGAGAGCCGAGAGACGCGAATCAGAACTAGCACTTTGGAAGAGACTAGCCTACGAGAGAAGAGCAGAACTTGTGAGAAGAGACAAGAACGCGAAGGTAGGTTGGCTCTTGGAGAGCAAGAATGCGTAGAGAAAGAGTCTCACTAAGGTCACTATTTGTGACGATAATAGCGACAATCCTATTCAGAATTGGACTTGTGACACTAGCCGTCAGGGTAGTGTCGAGGAATTACCAAGAAATCACTCTGAACGCGTAGAGTCGCCGCCGAAACCTAGCAAGGTTGCTAGCAATAGGGATGCTCAAGGGCTAACTACGTTAGCCTGCAGAGCATTCCCTATGCTAGACCAAGCGATGGTCACTAATCCGTGACGAGATTAGTCTGATGATGGCAGTCATTTATCAGAACAAAACCGCCGTCTTTACCGACGGCAAAAGAGAGAGAAAAATGAGTTATAACGAATTTTTAAAAGTTATGCTTGACCAAATAACCGCTTATTCCTCGATAGGGAATCAACTTGGAGACGTTTTAGAGTTTCTAGGTAAGATTGTCGAGATTGACGAGAAAATATGGAAAGATAGTTCCAATGACAAATTTGTCGTCGATGTCTCCAACGCGTTCCTAAAAACTAACAATGCCGAGATGATTGGAGAGGTTAATTGGGAGAAATTGTATTCTCATATGGCTCAATCCTAACCGACGAGGTAGGACATATCTATGCTAGGTTGGTTGTTTATACGGAGTATAACCAACCTAGCATAGATGATAGCAAAATTTGAAATCACAAACCGCTCTTCGAGAGAGAGCAACACACTTAAACCAGAGGAGGTTTAGAATGAATGTAAAGCAACTTAGAACAAAAGCCGTCGAACTTTGTAGGGAAAAGGGGATAGCATCCTCTTGGGTTCAGTATGCGAAGAAAGGAAAACTGTTGAGGTTTCTCGACGGAACTTTTATCCGAGAAGATGACCCATTGTATGACGGCAATGGTGGTAGTGACGATGGTGGGAGATTTGACTCCGACGATAGTCAGCCATACAAACCCTCTACTGCTGACAGCGGTAGTAATGCTAGCACAAAGACCGACGGCACTTTAGGTAGTCTCGAGACTACTATTGTCAATGCAGTAACGGACAAGATTGTCGGAGATGGAGAGGTAGTGTCGAAGATTGTGAGAGAAGCGAAGAATGAGGTCATTAAGCCCGTCACAATTACCCTAAATGACCGAATGGTATTTGACCCTAAGACCGACGGACTCTTACACTTTCAATTCCCCGATGTATTCGACAAGTTACATACCTTCAAAAAGGTCTTTCTTCACGGCGAAAGAGGAACTGGAAAATCGACAATAGGTGAAGAGATATTCCGAATGATGGCTGAGAAATATCAATGGGAAGATGACGATAAGTACCGATATACTTACGTCGTTGGTTCTGCAGGAGTTAGTGAAGCACAACTACTCGGAAAGTCTACCTTTGACGGAAGGTATATTGAAGGGCAGTATGTCAGAGCATTCTCTGAGGGTGGAATAGTTGTAGCCGACGAGTTCAATGGCTTTGACCCTAATATGACCCTCATTCATAATGCTATGCTCGATGGACAAGGTCTGATGTTTACTCCGAATGACCCAGAGAGTCCTCATCGTCATCGTCATAACGATTTCTATTTCGTCGCCATAGACAATACCAATGGATATGGTAACGACTTTTCTTATGTCGGTAGAAATCAGCAAGACCTAGCGGTGCTAGACCGATTTACTTCAGCGACGATAAGTATAGCCTATGACAAGAACATAGAAGGTCACATCGTCGGAGATTACTCTGACGTAGCGACGGCTTTGTGGGATTTACGAGATAGAATCAAGGCGGAGAGATTGAATAGAAACATCTCGACTAGAGCCTTTTTTACCTCGGCTAAAATGATTCATCAAGCCGTGAATGGTAGATTGATGGCTACCAAGAGCGTTACTCCGATAAGTAACGGAAAGTCTGAGGAACTTGGTGTCAGTAAAGCATCGGTATACTATGCAATCTTGGACATCTGTGCCGATTTTACCGAAGAGGAAAAGCAGAAGATTAACCTTGAGGGATTTAAAAGCAAGTATCCGAGAGTTTACTCTACTGACGAACCAACTGTTACCGACGATGACAATGAGGTGCTAGCATCAATAAACGAACAAAGCCGAGGGCATTTAATGTCCATAGCAACAGATAAGGAGACTGTATAATGAACGACGGCAATTACAAACTAAAAACAACCAAGAGCGGAATTAACTATCAGCACTCCGAGGAGCATAAGATAGTAGTTCTCGACTTTAACTCTGCAGAAGAGTATATCGAGTCTTGTCTTGCCGAGACTAAGAAGACGGGGATTGACCCTCACAAAATCTACGACGAGAAATGGACTTATGGCTCTCTTAAAAACCGAGAGAATTTAGTAGAACACCTTATGGTCGGTAAGGCTAGTAAGAAAGTGACGAAATTCTTTGAGAAATACAGAGCAGAGGTCGAGAGGAAACTAGATGTCAGTAGTTATCTCGGTGTAGGACTATCTAGCAAGAGAGTTAGAAGACGTAGTGACGACGGAGATGAACTTAATATCGACAGAATTATGACCAATCGTGACGACTATTGGGACACTATGGTTCGAGACAATAGGAGACGGAATATTAGAATAGGAATCAATTTCACATTGAATGCCGATAATGACGAGATGGAATTTGCTAGGCTAGGTGCTACGGCTTCGGTGCTAGCAGATGTCCTTACCAAGATGGGAAATGCCGTCGAGATTTGTGCTACCTATTGTTGTCGGTATAGAGGTCAGATGGATAAAGTCCACGAATTTATGGTGCTTTTCCCTATCAAGCGTAGCAATGAACCTCTCGACCTTCAGAGAGTTATGTCAATAGCAACTAACGGAATACTCCGAGACCTATTGTTCCAAATGAAAGAGCAGTTTGACTTTGCTAGTTCTATGGGTCAGCAGAAAGAGATGTCTGACAATGCGAAGAAGAAAGCAAATGTGTTCTATGTCGTAGAACAAAAAGAACACAGAACTACGAATGATAGTGTAGATTCTTTAGACCGAGAGATAAATAGACTAGCAGAGACCTTTGAATACGAACAAGGCTACGACAGAAACAACTTTAAATAATTAACTAACCGCCCTAATTAACTTTAATAATTAAGGCAAAGGAGATAAAATGACACAAGAACTAAGAGAATATTACACCAAGCATATTGACAATGCTTTAGAGTTCGAGGTAAAGAGCGGTGTTTGTCAATGTGATGGTTGTACTACCGAGGATGAAGATGGTCACGATAACCTATACAATGGTAAAGAGATTGAGATGTTTAAGATTGGGAATAGGAATGTTTGGGTTTTTCGCGAAGATATTAACTACATTGAGGAGGGGAAATGATAATAACATTGGCAGTATTATTAGCCTTAATTGGTATCAATTATTACTTACTAACACATTGGAGGAGATAAAATGCAAGAACAACTAGGAAACGTATTACTAGCCGTCGTAATAGTAGTCATATACGGCTCTCTAATAACTTTACTCTATGGGTCGTTTAGAGATATATTCATTCCCGATACTATTGAAATGTGGAACAAGTTTATGAGAAGATTTAAATAAGATTTACGTCGTCTCTCTCTCGACACGAAGAGGGTGTCTGGCAGGTGATGAACTTGCTAGCACCCTCTTTTTTTATGTTCGCGTCTACACGCTTGCACGCCCTATCCCCCCTAGTGTTACCCCCCTTTCCCAACCACAGCAAATGCTAGCACCCCAGTCCCGAACCACAGCCCGAACCTCCTACCAAAAAAGGTTTTGCTTTTTTGGTAAAAACTACTCCCTACCTACTCCGACACTTTCAAATTATTCTCACTAATTTTGCTATTTTTTTTATCGTAACCATCGTAACCGATTACGCTAGAGTACGGAAGGTAGGCTCTGACACTTAATGCACGCTATAAATAGGACTTGACACTTAATGATAGTTAGTGCTATATTGTGGTAGCAACCGAGCAACTTTACTTATTTTATCTCACCTTTAGGTGAGAGATAAAATAAATAAACAAACCGAAAAGGAGCAAAATGGACTTTATAAAAGAGACTCTTAAACAAGCAGAAGAAAACCAAGCCGACATACTTGCCGATAATGTCGAGGGTTTATTGCTTAATATTGCAGTACAATTAGAAATGTCAATGAAATTGATGTCCGTAATTACCAATGGTCAAATGCTAGAGAAACTAGGTATCAAGCAGTTAAAAGATGGTATGTCATTCGCAAAGGATTTCCCATTAAGCAAGGTAATGCTATTGGAAATAACCGAGGAGATTAATAAAAATGCTCGGCTTTTAAGAGAGGTAGTTGTGTCGGAACTACCAAATGGACGACCAGACATTACTGAATATAGCGTGAATGATAATAGGTACAAAATAAGTGACCAAGCCGACGAATTGGAAAAACAATTCAATAAACTAATTGGTCGTATTAGTAGAATGCAAGACAGAGCGATGGAAAAGGTCGGCAAGGCTCAGAAACCTAATTAATTATATCTCACCTTTAGGTGAGAGATATAATTATTTAACACCCAAACCAAATGAGGAACAAATGAATCCAAACCATTTTTCAGACAACCTTGAAAACGCGTTTTCTTCGCTAGAGGATTTCACCAAATATATGGAATCCTTTAAGCAAGCCATAAAGATTGATAAAAAACTTGGCTTGGTAATGTCGATGATGATACAAAATATTGTCAGCACTTTTATTGAGGGAATAGAAATAGCAGTAAAGAACGGACACCTTGCTAAACCCTATGCCCTTATACAAATACATAGATTTGCTACTGTCCAAAAGCAAAGCGGTTCACTAGGTCACGTTTTTGATATGAACCTCAACATAACCTCGGTTGCTAGGGAATGCGGAATTATACCCGAAGGAATGTTTATAGTTGAGGGTAGTGACTCACACCCTCAAGGAGAGTTCGGTATGGCTCTAGCAGTAGAGGAAGGTGCTGATATGGAGTTAATCAAAGAGGTAACTAAGGAATTTGAAGATTTTGCTAAGTCATCGGAATTAATTGAGATGCAATCACCACAAGACTTGACAAATACTGCGAAGGCGTAAGTATGCTAGCAGACTACTTAGGAATATTTTTAATCTGCCTTGTGTTCTTGGCAGTTGTTCTAATCATCAACATAGAGGAGTTATAAAATGGCAAAAAACAAGACCATTTCAATCGAGCAAATAACAGAAAAAACCGAGTTGAGATTTACTCTCGATGAGGTTGGTGGAAAAGAACTTGCTCAAATTAGGGTATGGATTAAGGGAGACGGAGACGAGTTTATTCCTACTCGTAAAGGAGTAGCATTCCCACGGACTCATATAAAGGGTGTGTTAGATGGAGTAACTAAACTGAAGAATAAAATAGAGGAATAATAAAAAAGACTAAAGCCGAGATAGGTCAGGTTGCCACCTCATCATAGGTAGTGTGGTCTCGGCAAATATTTTAAATCGGAGTTATAAAATGTCAGATATACAACAAGTAATAGCAGAGATACAAGCAATTCTTAAAAAGATGAAGAATAGGCAAGTCATAGGCAGAGGTAGGCGAGAGGAAATCAATAGGCTTGAATTATGCGTAGAAGCACTTGCTAGCATATCTGAAGAACTTAAACACATAGGAATATCCCTATCAAAATATGCAAGGTGGAAAAATTATGAGTAGAGTTTATACAACATATGACCTTGAGAAATATCCAAAGGTTGAAGATATTAAAACCTATATCTTTGAGTGTATAGATGATTATGATGACTGTTATGATGTTGATGAATTACACGATGCTTTATTTAACGTAGACTATTATTTAGTCGGCAATGACGAATGTATTGATTTCTTAGGAGATGAATGGTGGGAGATACAACAATGCACAATAGTTTATATGGTAGATGAACTAGGGTATGACGAACCTAGTATGTACAAAGTTATATCAGATGTAGAAAAATTGGTAAATATGTATACCTATTTAGTTGGTGGAGAATTGCTCCGCTACTACTTTACACCTCATACTGACAAGTATGATACAACAAGGGAGAATGATGAGTAAAAAATCAGAATCAGAAAAGTGTGTTATTTGTAATACAATAATATTTGACCCTATAAGAGAGGGTTGCAATCCTCAACCGATAGAGGATGATGGATATTGTTGTAAAGTGTGTGATATGGAGGTTGTAATACCGACGAGAATACAAGTGATGCTAGCACAAAAAAGGTCAGCACAAGCAAGAGCAGACCGAGAGGAGAAATAGTGAAAAAACCTAAGAAAAGTATTTACACTCTACGAGTAAGAGGTTGTTTTTTATACAGTATAAAAGCAGATACAGAAAAAGAGGCTAGGCAGATTTTAGAGGAGAAAGGTGGCATTGATATAGAGGGAAAACTTATTACCGAGAGTTATGCTAACGCTCATTTACTATCAAGAGAAGATAACAAGGAGAAAAACATATGACACTAATAATAACAGTAGAATCAGAAGAGCATAAAAACAAGATTCTTCAAGTCTTGGAAGATGCTGAAATGGACGGAGTTTTAGATTTTGTTTTTAATGTACAAGTAACTGCAGACGTAGAAATAGAACTGCAAGAGGAGGAGTAACTTGAGCATAAACAATCGTAGTAAGTTTATATCTGACTATTCGGAGACAGACCCAATTCTTCACCTAGAACAGTTGCTAGCAGATGTAAAGTTGGATATTGAAGAATTTAAAAAGATGGATGAGGATAATCCCGAAGAGGAAAGATGTAAAGGAGAGAGAGATGCCTTGTCTCTATGTTTAGCATATTTGACAACGTTGTCACCTATGGCACTAGAACGCCTTGCTAGAATAAATTTAAACAGAACTCATAAATTATTAGATACCTCAGACATAAATCTCAACCCACCGAAGGATGCTAGCATTTTATCTGGTACTTATTGGTGCGTTGATGACGTAAGGAACTTGTTTGGATTAGACGTAACTCATATGACCGACGATGAAATAGCAGAGGAGTTACACGGATTGACTAAATGGATGGTAGACCATATGACACAAATTGGATGGGAACATATAGAACAAAATTTTACAATAAAAGAAAATCCTGGAGACGAAGAAGAATAATCCTTTTGCAATTTACCGCAACCCGATTGTAAAAGGAGAGAGGGCAGTATCACTACTGCCCTCTTTTTTTGATATGTCACATCGACCCAATAACAAAGTCGAAAGTTATGCTAGCAAGTATAGATGATTTGGTAGTTGTAGGTAAGATAATCGTAGAGCAACTTATCTCGCTATGGGAAAGGAACTCACCAACATAACTCGTTATAATTTAAACTTGTTTCTGATTATGCTCAAGAATTTTATCAGTATCTACAAGCATATCATTTAAATCCTTCATAGTAGGGAAAATCGTCTCTAATTTATTTTCATCAACAACTCTCATATCTGTTTTATATTTTTCTTCCCACCATTTTTCATCATCATACTTAGATAATGGATGAAATTGTAAAACCTCTTTCTTTGCTATCTGTGAATATCTTTTTGAATGTCCTAGAATGCCTCTAATCGCTCGAATAACGTCCTTTTTTGAATAATTCCGATTCCCCCAAGCCTTTTGACATTCGTGAAGAATACGATAGTCTACATCACCTAAATGAATTAATAGATTTTTAAGATGCCCACCTAAATGATTTCTTTGTTGTTTCAAAGTTTCTTTTGTCATTTTAACCTCTCAAGTTTTTAGGCATAGGCTAGCATAATACGAAAGGAGGAGCATACTAGAATGCTAGCCTGAGATTTCTCTCTATTATTGCCTAATGTTTTAGTTCAGGTGCTACCAAACGCCAACCTGATAGCACCTGATTTTCATTTGTCATTCTCTTTTATTTCGTCTCATATTAAGACTCATCTCCGATTTTCTCAGGCAAATCTTTGCCTTCATCGTCAAAAAGAGGTTGATTAATGTATTACTTTTCGCCTACTAATGGCAATCCCAATTCCTCTCGGATAGCATTTGCTTGTATCAGTACGTCGTCAAGTAATTTTTTTGACTCGTCTTCCATTTTCATAGATGGTTCGTGTTTTCTACACACATCATAAGTGTCAGGCGAGCAATTATTTTTTACAGTTCCACACACGGGGCAAACTTTAGTTATCTTCTTTACTGGGGCTTTTCCAGTCGTGCCGTCTGGCTTGCTAGCATCATCCTCCCAACCCTCTGCATTTAGCCAAGTTGATGCGTGAGGAATAAACTTCACTTCCTTTTCCGCCCAAGCACCTTTCAAGTGTGAGTGTAAACTATTTATTATTACATCCTTATCAACTAACTTTCTTGCTTGTGCGTACTTCTTCTTAGCATCTTTCTTTCTAACGTTTCTAGGGTATAGTTTCCAAAATTCATTTTCAAACTCTATTTCTATTTCAGAAGCCATAGCCGACCCATTCTTATTCGCACGCGAACTTATGCGTTTTTCTTTTTTCCATCTCTTTTCAGCACCCTTTTTACCGCCTATACTTTGTTGTTCTGACCTTTTATCTGCTCTCTTACGCTCTCTTTCTTGTCTAGGTTGTCTCCACACTCCGTCTTCCAACACAAAACACGCTTGTAATACTTGCCTTTTATAAGAGTTCCACGTTTCTTTATCTCTGCATTGTACTAACTTAGCAAGTTTCTCGTCATCATCAGGTAGTCCATACTCTAGCCAACTGTATGCTAGCAAGGTAATATAAACTCCCCGTAATTCCATATCCATAAAAGCAACGTCTATATTCGAGAGGAAATCCCCCGCGTAAAACATAAACGCAGGCGGTTTGTTATCTGGCATCTTTCACCTTCCTCACTACATCCCACCTCGCCCATTCTTCGACATTCTCTAACTCTTTCACGAATGATTTTAAAGGCATTACGATTAAAGGTTCTTCTCTGTCCGCTTTGATTA